AGAAAGTCAGTAGCCAAGTACCTTAATGCAAAAAACGCATTTTGGTTTCACTGCCCTAACGGTGGCAGCAGGCATGCACTGGAAGCCATGAAACTGAAAGACATGGGAGTTAAGGCTGGCATTCCTGACTGCTTAATATTAGATCAGCGCAATGGTTACTCAGGCCTAGCCATAGAGCTGAAGGTAGGCTACAATAAACCATCTGAGCAGCAGTTAGCTATATTTGACAAGCTGGTTGAGCGTAACTGGCTAGTAGCAATCTCCTGGTCACTTGATGAGGTCATAGACATTATAGATAATTATTACAATCATGAACATAAATGAAAATGGATTTTGGGAGAATCCGACAAGTGAAGGCCATGCCTATGATAAGCATCTGGCAGCGGCCATAATCAAGCTATTCAAGAAGAATCAGTTTAACAGCGTGTTAGACTTAGGCTGTGGCATGGGTGATTACTCTCACCTGCTCCAGGCATACAATTACAAGGTGCATGCCTATGATGGCAATCCGAATACACCGCAGCTCACTTGCGGCCTTGGTAAGGTTGCTGACCTTAGTAAGCCATTTGATTGCGGCCATCAGGTTGATGTGGTCATGAGTCTGGAAGTCGGTGAGCATATTCCTAAAGAGTTTGAGCAGACATTCTTGGATAATCTGGTAGTCAATAAGCCGAAGATGGTCATCCTATCATGGGCAATCCCTGGGCAGGTAGGCGATGGGCATGTGAACTGTCAGCCTAACAGTTACATTGAGGCACAGATGAAGCTAAGAGGCTATAACATTAACAATGCCATCAGTATGCAGTTAAGGTCTAGGAGCAGCCTGTGGTGGTTCAAGAATACCATCATGGTTTTTATCTGATTTTTTATGTGATAGTTTTTCTGTCTAAATATTTGCACTTTATTTGCAAAAAAATAATCTAACCAATGGAAGAACTAACCAAATTAAAGGCAGACCTGGCAGAGAGCCGGAGGCATGCTGACAATCATAGGCGCAGCAGAGACTATCACAAGGAGCAGAATGCCAAGCTCAGGAAAGAGATTGACCTACTCACTGAGGCTGTCTCATGGTGGCATAACGAGCATGACCAGCTAGATCATGAGCTAACAGAGTGCCAAAGGCATCACAGGGCTTGGATGGCCTTCTCCATTGTCATGGCTTCCTATGCCATTGGAATGACTGTTCTTTTCGCCTGGTGCATAAGGTCATGAGAGACTTCACTAAGTTCACCTGCTTCATACGGGGAGTCCTTGAAACAGGCTATGTGATAAAGCATTCAGATGAAGTTAATCTCAAGAGAGAGGTTAAGATGCACTTTAACAGGTTGCTCAATGAGGCAACCCAGTTCGAGAAGTTTCTGCATAATCATCTTGGCCCAGAGATGGCCCAGGCTGAAGATACTATCAATTCAGCTGTGGTTGATTTAGTCTGGCAGATATTTGACATGAGCGAGGAAGAGGTGCAGAAATTTTTTGATCATATCAATGCGTTTCAAGATGAAAAGGACAAATAATGACAGGACAAAAAATGTCCAAATCTTTGCAGCCACTTATGATGAGGTTGAAAAAGCTAAGACAGGCAAGGCATGCAGCTGGTGCAATGAGTTAGGCAGGAAAATTCACAAGACTACAGATCATGTGTGCCTCCGGTGTGATAATGTGCGAAAGGCCTACGCTAAAAGTTTAAAAGGAGAAGTTGCGATAGTTTACAAGTTGTTTTAAGTTTGCATTGCCGAAAGGCCCGGATTGCGACCCCGGTTAATAAACAGTCATGAAGAAATCAACAGCCCCATTCGGTAAGTACTGCTCAGCCTATCTGTTGGCTGGTCGCAAGCAGGAACACCGGATGGGGCTTTTGTTTTATGATTATCACATCAAAAATTAAGGCAAAAAATCAAGAGTCAGAAAGTGGATTTGAATTAGAATACTTTCACTTCCCTGAGATTTACCAATTAACAATTTTAGAGTTTGAAAAAGGCAGATGGCACGCAAAAAATTGTGTAGAGTTTGATAAAAGTCAAGCTGCCGAATTATCGAATTTTATTAACATGACATTAAAAATGCCTGAGTTATGAATGGATACCAATTAACCAGGCAATGGTTTGAATGGAGATTTAATAATCCAGGCAAACTATCATCAGCTCATGCTGAGTTTTATTTCTACATCGTTGATCGCTGGAATTACTTTGGTCAAAAATCAGAGTTTGGTCTTCCAAGAATGCACACAATGGAGGTGCTTTCAATAGGTAGCAGAAATACTTACAAGAAAATTTTTAATGACCTAATTGAGCATGGATTCATAAAGCTAATCCGTGAATCTAGCAATCAATATCATCATGCTTCCATAATTGCTTTGTCAAAATTTGAGCAAGCACTTGACACACCACTTGACACACCAACTGAGCAAGCACCTGAGCAACCATCTGAGCAAGCACCTGACCCAATAGTTAAACCTAATAACCAACAAACCAATAAACCAATTAAGACTGAACAAGAGTTTAAAGAAGCCTTAAATCAGTATGAGCCTAAATATGGATATCAAATGATTGTTGCCTTTGGAAACTATTGGACAGAAACTGACCAAAAAGGCAAAATGAGATTTGAGGCTCAAAAGTTTTTTGACATTGCAAAAAGGTTAGCTACTTGGCATAGTAAAAACAAATTTAGCTCAAACACATTTGTTCCTCTGGCTACTCAGGATAGTCAAAATTATTATCCGCCGCGCCCCGAAGAAGACCCAATCTTACTCAGGCAGGAAGTCCATAGCAATTATGGAGACTATGTTCGCCATTGTCTGAAAGTAGGACATCAGCCTGAGAAGCCTAAATATCCAGAGCTTGTTCCTGCGGACTTTGACCATATTGCCTTCATCAATCAAATTAAATCTACCCTATGACTGTTACCTATTTTGACAACTTCCGAAAGGTGGATGACCCAAAGTTCTTCCCAGTTGATATGGTGCTGGACAGAATTAAGAATGGCACTTCAAAAGAACTCATTGAGCAGCTCAGGTCAATTCAAGACCCAGAGCAGCAGAAAGACTTTAAGCTGAACAAGCTGCCCCTTATCTGCTTTTCAGGACAGTTTACCAGGAGAGCAGCCGTGGCCTTCAAGAAAGCCTCCGGTTTAGCAATTATGGACTGGGATGATGTGCAACCAGAAAGCCTTAGAGATCTGCAAACCATCATCATTTCTGAGCCTTACACCTATGCTTGCTGGGTGTCTCCAAGGGGAGGCCTGAAAGCACTTATCAGGATAGCCGATGCGGAAAAGTATAAGGAACAATATGAGGCACTGCTGGATTACTTTAATGCGCTCACGATTGACTATTGTCAGGCGGACAAGGCCAACAAAGACATAGCCAGAGGATGCTTTGAGAGCTATGACCCTGACCTATACATCAACAAAGAGGCAATACCTTTTAAACTCTACATCCGGCATGAAAGGCTACAAATGCCTACTTACGAAAGTAAAGTTGAACTGATCCCGAAAATTTTAAAATGGACAGCAAGCAAAAACCAATACTTCCAAGATGGACAGAGAAATCACTTCATCTTATGCTTTGCTGGAGCTTGCTGCCGATTCGGAGTAGATCAATATGATTGCCTAGCCTTCTGTGATAATCAGTTCTTGGCTAATGATACCAGCTTCAGCCGGAAGGAATGTGAGCAGACAATAGCCAATGCCTACCGATACTGGGCCAATCAATTTGGCACTGCTGAAATGACTGCCGGAAAGGTCATTGATAGCAAAACACTTATGGAGATTGATGTTGCGCCACCTGCCGAGCTATTTGATACTTCAATCCCGGCTAAAGATGTTGTCTATGGAAGTTCAGTAATGGACAAGGCTCTGGACTTGCTAGAAAAAGGATTGCCATTTCTTGACAACATAGGCATCCCTATCCTTGATGATCTATTTAAGTTCAGGAGAGGCGAGATTACACTTTTATCCGGTCATGGCAACCATGGAAAGTCCAGTATAATGAAGTTTATGATGCTCTGCCATGCTGCACTGTATGGGCGTAAGTTTGCCATCTTCCCGCCGGAGGACAATCCTGCCGAAATGTTTTATCATGATCTGGTTGAAATGCTGCTTGGTCAGGAATGCTCACCAAAAAGCAACAACAGACCCACTAAGGAAGGCTATGAGAAAGCATACCGTTGGGTAAGTGACCATTTCTTCTACATCTATCCAGAAACGGAAAGCCCGACTCCAGCTTACATCAAGCAGCGATTTCTGGAACTTATCATAAAAGAAAAAGTTGATGGCTGCGTGATTGACCCATTTAACCAGATGGACAATGACATCAGCAGAGCTGGGGGCAGAGATGATCAATATCTAAGCCAAGTCCTAGGTGACTTTTCCCGTTTTGCGAACTCAAACAATGTTTATTTCTTCATCTTGAGCCATCCGAAAGGAGGCAGTAAAAAGAATAACCAGGAGAACTATCCTTGTCCTGATGTCTATGATTTAGCAGGAGGTGCTATGTGGAACAATAAGATGTGGAACATCCTGATTTATCATCGGCCTATGTTTTATACACATCCGACTGACCCAGTTTGTGAGCTGCACACTAAAAAAATTAAGCGCAAGGAAGTAGGCAAAAGAGGATTTATTCAATTTGAGTACAACTACCCAAAGCGCAGGTTTATGTTTAACGGAGGAGATCCTATGAATAGAATTTTGGGGCTTCTTAACTTAAATGCTTACTTGCCTACTCCCGAAATTTTAGCTCCAGACTTAAACGATAACTTCAGCATAGATGACTGTCCTTTCTAGCATCCACATCAGCCAAGTGCCTGCCCAATGGGAGGGCCGCAGCACCTATTCCAATGATTTACTTTACAGCATGAGAGAAACAGACATGAACAGACAAGACTGCCAGGATTACCTTGGCCGTAAAATCACACAGCTAAAAAATAAGCTGGAACTTCAGGATGCCGCCAAAGGTCATAGGCGCAGATGGGCAAATCAGCTTGAGATTTATGAGGCAATTTTGAAATACTTATCTTTGCCTAAACTTTAAAAATTATGCCACTCAAGAAAGGTTACTCAGCTAAGACCGTTAGCTCAAACATCAAGACAGAGATGAAAGCAGGCAAGCCTCAGAAGCAGGCCGTAGCCATCGCTCTGTCTGTGGCTAAAAAGGCCAAGAAGGCAGCTAAAAAGAAATAATCAACCACAAAACAAGGGGCGAAAGCCCGGTACTAAAATTATGGCAGCACCTAAAGGAAATCAATGTTGGCAGCTCAGGCTGAAGCACGGGCTAGATGGTAGGTTTAAAACTCCAGAGGAAATTCTTGAGAATTTTGAGCAATATGTTCAATGGGCTGAAGAGAATCCATTGATTGAAGTGGACTTCCGTGGCAAGGATGCAACTGAGGTCAGATTGCCCAAAAAAAGGCTGCTGACAAAAGAAGGATTTGCGCTGGCTTGTGGATTTGCTTCATGGGCTACGATTGCTGTTTACAAGGGCAAGTCAAAAGATTTCGCTCAAGTCTTTACACGCATAGAGCAGGCCATCTACACCAGCAAGCTGGAAGGGGCTGCAAGTGGCTTATTTAATCACAACATCATTGCCAGAGATTTGGGCCTGATGAACCAGGAGCAGGTCAATATGCAAGTGGTTGAAGTGATTAAACCAAGGCCAAACAAGAAGGGGGCAGAAGAGCAGCCTGATGCCGAAGGTTGATTTGTCAAGTCCTGACCTGTGGCAGGAGAAGTACCTTGATGCAGTAACTGACCCAAAGACCTATAACATCCTTTGGGGCGGAGCTGGCAGTGGCAAGAGCCAGACCATGATTCAGCTATTCCTTGCTGAGATATGCGACAATAAGGCCAACCAATTCCAGACCTTTTTCGTGATTCGCAAAGTAGCTGCCACCATCAGGAACTCAGTCTTTGCTGACTTCAGGAATAAGATTAGTCAATGGGGATTGGACAAGCTCATCAAGGCTAAGACAGGTTACATGGAGCTTCAATCAGGCACGAACAAGATTGTCTTCTTAGGCTGTGATGATCCTGAAAAGCTGAAGTCACTTAGCCAGGCTAAATACATCTGGATTGAGGAGGCAACAGAACTGACTCTTGAGGACTTCACTCAGATAACTTTGCGCTTGAGAGGTAAGTCTGAGCATCCAAAGCGTTTCTTCTTGACCTTCAACCCGGTCTCAGATTCACACTGGATTAAGAAGCGGTTTTTTGATGATGTGCCACCAAAAGAGGCAAACCAGGTACTCCGGCTGCATGGCACTTACAAGGATGCCATTGACTTCCTCGATGATGAGTATGTGACTAGGATGGAGGCACTCAAGTCAGTGAGCCAGACTTACTATGAGGTCTATGCTTTAGGGCAGTGGGGCATCTGGGATAGGGAAAGCCTATTTGCCACCAGCTTCGACTTCAGCAGGCATGTCTACGATGGCTACATCAAGGCCTCTCCAGCTCACAATCTCTACCTTGCCTTCGACTTCAATGTGACTAATACCTGCGTAGTTGCACAGTACATAAAGAACTCAGATGAGAGCATGTACTATGCCACAATCAATGTCATAAAGGTGTATCGCATTGGCGATCTAGCTGGCCTTTGCCAGACAATTAAGCAGGAGTTTCCAAACATGACATACATCATCAACGGTGATGCCTCCGGTGCTGCTCGTAATGCCTTCACGATGGACAACATCTCAGCTTATGCGCTAATTAAGAATTACCTTCAGGTAAATGATCTTCAGCTTCAGGTTGCTAAGTCCAATCCTAGCCACATAGCCAGCAGGCTGGTCACAATCCTGGTACTCCAGAAGGCCAAGGTGCAGATTAGTGGCAAGCGATGTGAGGAGCTGGTTACTGACCTCAAGGAGGCCAAGGTAGACAGGCAGGGAAGCCTTGACGCTTGGAAGAACAAGAACCCAGATAAGTCTCATGCTCTGGATGCCTTCCGCTATTTTATTTTCTCTAACTTTGCTGAAATTACAAGCAACTTTAACCTGGAGAAGTATGGCACTATGCTGCAGTGATTGTTTCAAGGTCTGTGAGCCGCTTAACGGCTGCCCTTTTGCTTTTTACATAGCTGTGCCTATCACCTACACCGAGGCTGACATCATTGTCAAAATCACTAAGCCAGGAGTGAATGTCATCGTTGAGCAGCTCTTGACCATTGACCTTGAGGGCTTTATTGAAATTGACCTGACAGCAATGCCTGAAGGCTTCATCAATAGCTACGGTGGGCAGTACCACATCAGCTTTTATGAGCCGGGCAACAATAACCCATACATCTTTACTCCTACTGATGGCAAGCAATATGACAGCATCTGCATGACCTTTGCCAACACTTACAGCAATACGGAGGAAAACATTATTGTCTTAAACATTTTCGCATAAACCAATGAGCAATGATTTTCAATCAAATTGTGGAGGTAAGCGCAGAGGCTGCTGCATTATCGAACTACCACACGATGAGCAGCCTGATGACCTTACTGCTGATAGCCTTCCTAAGCGCAGGCTTTTCCTTGTTTCTGGACTACTTTCTGGAGGATCACCCACTTGGACAGTGGTATCTGTTGCAGATTCAGAAGCTGCCGACCTTCTGGGCGAAGCCACTAGGTGAATGCCCATTCTGCTCAGGAGCTTGGCAGTTCCTTGTCATCTCTTGCCTTATATTTAACTATCCATTCTATCTATGCTCAATTTATTTAGGCGCAAATCATCTGTGCCTCCTCCTGCTGAACAAGTGGCAAAAGAAACTCCTCTACAAGCAGAAAGTGGCCGAATACTTTACAGGGGAGTAGCCCCAAAAGACCGCTGGGATCAGATTGAGTTTGCCTTCACCTCTGGTGGGGTCAATTACTTCAAGTTCGTATCTGAGGTTAATGTGCCATTCCAGAGGGCAGTGGCTGCTCGTGACATCTTCACTGAAGAACTTTGGCAGATTAACCCAGACTTCCTGAGAGGTTGGAACAATGGCCTAATCAATCTGCTCATGGACAAGAAAAAAAAGGATGATAAGAAGCTCTATGAGATAGGTGTGATGGCATCAAGGCTCAAAGAGCAGATGGAGATGTCTGTGAGCCTACTCCGGCAGCTGAAGCTGGCAACAGTTCTCTATTTTGATGAGCATGAGAATCCACTTGATTATCAATATCCATACAACAAGCAGAAGCTCAATCATTGGATGGAGCATAATGATGTTCAGGGTTTTTTTTTGAATCTGCCAGAGTATGCCTATCTACCCTCTTTGACAGAATACAGCACGAATTTCCCGACTTATTTGCAGGCAGAAACTCTGCAAAGCCTAAACAACCTGAAACACATTATTGGACTGCAATCACTAGACAGCACAGACTTAGATTTGATGAGCAGTTTAGAGTCGCAGGTGGAGATCCTGAGCGAGCTAAATTCCTGGTCGAAAGGCCAGTCTATGAATACTATTTAATC